CGATGTTGAGCGAATCTCGGCAGTAGAGGCTCGCAAGCAAATTGAAATCTGATTTTAATCAGTAACTAAAAGTGGGAGAGTAGTTTTATATTACTCTCCCACTTTTTATTAACAAAGGAAAAAAAAATGATTTACGGTTTAATGGTAGCTAGAAACGAGCAAGATAGATACCTGGAAGAATGTCTAGCCAGATTATCTAATCAAGTCGATAAAATAATATTTACTGATGATTGTTCAACTGACGGAACTCCGGATATAGCTAGAAAATATGCTGAAGTCTATTCTACTTCAGAAAATTTATTCATAAAGCATGAGGGACAGCTGCGATCTGAAGCTTGGGCAAATCTTTCTAAGCATGCAAAGCCAGGAGACTGGGTTGTTGCAATAGACGCAGACGAAAAGATCTATACATTAGATAACTCTTCAATAGAGCAGGCCCTAAAAAGTTCTCCTTATGATGTGGTCAATGTTAAGAGATACGAAATGTGGAATAGCGATGGATATAGAGTCGACAAAATGTGGGCACCACACAATACAATGCGCATATTTAGATACAATGATGGTGGTGTTTACTTAGATAAAGTATTAGCTTGTGGCTCCGAACCAACCTATGTAATGCAGTGGGTGAGAAATAGAAATTTCTGGCTAGATTCAGGTATAATTATGCAGCATCTGGGTTACCTTAGAGATGAAGATAAGCAAGCTAAGTACGAAAGATATACTACAATAGATAATGGAAAATTCCATAATATTAATCATATAAATTCAATTAAAGATCAATCAGCAGTGTTGATACCGTGGGGTATCTTTGGAGATAAAAAGGTAGAATTACAATGAAAACATTAGGAGCAAGAGAAACAATTAAGAATCTTACTTATAGAATGTCTAATAAGCAGAGATTTTCTTACGTTGGATTTTCAAAATCAGCTGTACTAGCAGCTGCTGGTAAAATTTCACCAGATAAAAGACCTCCAAAAAGTTTTACAAAATCCATTATAAACTCAATAGAAACATCCGATAAAAATTTCATGAAGTGTGTACCAAACTTCTTGCTAAGTTCTTCTGATGAGTTTGATATATCGTCAATTGACGGATTTAAGAATTCAGTCATATACGATGCTGGGATGTTTGAATACTATTTCATTAATAAAAGAGATGTTTTTGATGACTTTGTTAATTTCTATATAAGAAACAGCAATAATTTAGTTGTCTCTTTTCATGATAAAAAGTTAGCACAAAAACTAATAGGAACTCCAGCGCATCATATACATGTTCCATATAATGATTTTTACGATAGATTGGACCAAGTATCTAATCAAATTATGGAACTAGATGGAAAGATAGACTATTGCATTTTGGATTGTCCAGTGCTGTCTTCGGCTCTTGCTAATAGAGTTTGGCAGAACTCAAGTATATCTATATTAGATTTTGGAAAAGTATTTACAATAGCAAATAAATAAACTATGAAAAGATCAGAGTTTCTCGATGACGATGATATCGAGTATATGACTGACCTTTTGTTAGATACTTCTTTATCATTAACGGACATAGCTAAAGAGTTAAATTGTTCTATTCAAACTCTTAATAAAAAAATAAATCAACATGGTCTTTCTTGGTTAAAGAAAAGTCATAGAAAAATGTCAAGAGGCCAAGCTGCGTTAACTGCGGTTATGCAGAAGCTTCTACCAAATGAAGAGATTATTAATGAATATCATTTAGGAGATAGACTAAAGCTTGATGTTTACTGCCCAAAATATAAAATAGGGGCAGAATATCACGGTCGTCAACATTTTTATTTTACTGGTAGATTTTTTAATTCTAGAGAAGATTTTGAAGAAGCAGTAGTTAGAGACAAGAAAAAAGCAGCTAGATGCGAAGAGTTAGGAATTGCCCTAGTTGTATTTAGATATAACGACAAACTTACCGAAGATGCAGTATATGAAAGAATGATATCTGCTATCAGACATTCTTCTATTGAGCCAGTTAAGAAGTTTAAAAAACCAAGTATTACCAAAAATAGTTACTACCAAGAGAGAAAAAAGAGCTATAATGATAGTAAGAAAAAAAGATATAAAGAGCTAAAAAAGAAAAATGACAACAGAAGAAAATCTAAATAACTATCCTCTAGAATATCAGATATTTGCCCTATGCCTAAGAAAGGATGGGGCAATTAAATTTTTTAGTGATAACTTAAATTCCAATATAGTTGGTATTAATCACGGAGAAAATGGAATATATGAATTCTATAATGCTCTTATGTCTTACTATAAGGCAACTCAGTTATCAATAGTTGATCCAATAGCGTTTAAATCATGGCTTCAGACAGAGACTGAAATATATGATGCTCTCGGAGGAGAGCCAGGAACAGAGGCTATGTTCTCCATCTTAATGAAGATGGACCTTTCTAATTCTGAATCAATTCTAAAGCTTATTGAGCATAAAGCGAATAAAAGAAAACAGATAGATTATCTACAAGAGCTTCAGGTTTTGATTACGCAAAAGTCAAACAAATCAGATGAAGACATAGAAAGAATATCTGTTCTAACTCAAAAGATTAGGGAATTAGAAAGTCAGATTAACTATGACCCACTAGAAAATGTAACTACAGCTATAGACATATCTTCTAGAGCTGAAGAGTTATTAGTTATACCAAACTTTCTTCCAACTCAATTTAAATCCTTAAATAGAGCTATGGGCTATACCGATAATGGTGGTTTTTTTAAGGGAGCCGTACATGCAATTATCGCTCCATCTGGAAAGGGTAAATCCACATTCGCTAAATGCTTAGTAAATAATTGGGTAGACAATGGGTATTCAGCTTTGTTCGTGAATTTTGAAGAAGCTATTTCTCACTGGGAAAGAGTATTGATGACCCAAATAATAGGTAAAAATATTTACTCTGAAGCTAATAAATGGAGTCCAGAAGAAAAAGAAAAATATGTATCTATTTTTAAATCTAAACTAGAGTCTTGGGGTGAAAGATTTATGGTTAGACATGACCCAGATACTCCTTATTTTGAAGATCTAGAAAGATGGCTAAGAGATATTATGGGCCATAATGCAAAGCTACCAGATGTAATTGTTATAGATACAATACAATCAATGTTCACAAGAGGTGGCAAAGGCAAGCCTAGATGGGGTGAATTTGAAGAGATGATGGTTCGCCTAGAAAAGCTAGCAAGAGATATGAACTGCGTTTTAATAATAACTGCTCAAGAAAATTCTAATAGAATGAAAGAAAAAAGAGAAGTTGTTCAACAGTCTGATACTGGTGGCTCTTTGGCTATTCAGCAAAAGTGCGCTGTAACTATATTTATTACTGATAAAAAATTAGCATCTGGAGATGAGTCCGAGGAAGACTATGTAATGCAGTTGCAGATACCTAAGAATAGAATCACTGGATCTACATTTGTTTATGATCCACCCCTAGTTAGGTATAATGATACGACAAAGTCGTATGAAGAATACGAAGTAGTGCCTGATAGTACTTATGATAATTCGTCAATACTTGATGATTTATTGGGAGGAGATTTTTCTTAATGGTTAAAGTAAATTCAGCAGCGATAAAAGATTTTCAAACATGTGAGCTTCTATACGATTATAGACATGTTCAAAAGCTTCCAGAAGCAATTGTCAGTAGAAATATACTTTCAGAAAAATTTGAAAATACATTAAAAAATGTTATAAATTTTTATCTTTATAAAAAACAAAGTGGAGTTACGCCATCTTATTCTGCTCTATTGAACAGATGGGAAAAACTTTGGTTTCCAAAGGATGCTTCTGCTCAAGACATCATTAACGATAAGCATGAAAGCGCGTATGGAAATATGGCGAGTTTGACAACCAAGGCTGCAAGTATATTGTTGTCTTTCTGTGAATTTTTTCAGGACGAATCTATAATACCTATTGGAATAGCAGAAGAATATACAGTGCCGATGGGCAATTCTATTATAAGTGATGAATTTGATTTAATATATTCAAAAAATAATAAAATATATGTAATTAAATGGGTCTTTAATTATAAAGACTCCCACCACTATTTGTACAATGTTGATTTCATATCAATGTACTATGCCTACTCGTATAAGAACAGAGGACCGCTAGGCGATGTTAAGTTTGGCTATTATGATATAATGGCATCAAAACATTCTGTAGAAACTTTTGACATATATAAAGAGGATATTCAGTCAATAGAGTATTGGATTTCTTCAATTGAAAATAAAAAAGTTTTTGCCCCTAGAAGAGGTTTAACTTATTATTGTAAAAGATGTCCATTTGATACACCATGTTCTAAGTGGTCACAATGGAGTAAGGAAGGTTAATTATTATGGCAAATAAAAAGAATTCAATTCTAGATGATATACTTCAAGATGAACAAATAGTAAATTTATCTGAAGAAGAGAACAATATTTTATCTCCTCTATTGGAAGAAATATCTTTAATAGAAGATGACGGTTTAAGATCTTTTGTAAAATCGATCTTAGTAAGATCCGATTCTTTTTGGTTTATACCTTCATCTTTTTCTGGAAAGTATCATCCACCAGATGAGCATAACGAGGGCGGTAACGTCCTGCATACAAAAAGAACAGTAAGAGCAGCTAAGATTTTAGCTGAATCACATAGTCTTTCCGCAGAAGAAAAAGATATCGTTGTTGCAGCCTGCCTGCTTCACGATATTACAAAGGGAAAGATAGAAAAAGATGGTTCGTTCACTTATGATAAGATGCATCCATATACTGTAGGCGAATTCATTAAGTTTTGCCAAGAGGATGATAAGAAGTATGCAAACGATATTCATTCATCAACCTTATATGTTACAGAAGAAGATGTTCAAACTTTATTAAGACTTATAAGATGCCACTTAGGCCCATGGTCTCCAGTTCCAGAAACTGTTCCCATAACATATCTTGATATGATAGTTCATTTAGCCGACAACATTGCGTCTAAGGTTCATTATATACTAGACGGAGACGAAATTGTAGCAGAGAGATGGAATTTAAATGAAGGAACTAACAAATAGGATTAATAGAAGATTTTATCTTATTTCAAATATTGAAAAGATAATTGAAGATTCTGTTTATTATAGAAATTTTTCTTCTGAAATGGATCAGTCAAAAAAAATAATCATAGGAAACTTCAATGAAGATTCTGGCAAAGGCAAAATACAATGAAGCCAGTGTATGAAGATGGTAAGTTTTTAAGTGACTGGAAATACGTAGAGGTAGCCAGATATGTTCCGTCTTTATCTAGAGTCATTAGAGACAAAGATGGAGAACTGCCTCTAGTCGTAGACTATAACAGCGTTACATCCTATGCAGAGAAATATAATAATACTGGAATTTATACATCAGTATGGCTTTATAATTCGAAAGATTTAAACTCAGCTGTTAGATATTCTAATCTATATTTTGATCTTGACTCTAAAGATATTTTAGAATCACAAAAAGAAACTATTATCCTTTTTGAGTATTTATCAAAATATATTCCAGAAGAGGCTATAAAAGTTTACTTTACAGGAAAAAAAGGTTTTCATATAGAATGTTTAGCTACATGTATTGGGATATCTCCATCAAATGAACTACCTACTGTATATAGATTTATAGCGAACAGTATTAAATCTAAACTTAATTTAAGTTGCATAGACTTAAGCGTATACGACCTAAGAAGAATGTGGCGCTTTCCTGGTAGTATGCATCAAGATTCTAATTTGTTTAAAACATTATTAACAAAAGAAGAACTATATCTAGATATAGAAAAAATATATCAGATTGCAGCTAGCCAAAGACCTGACGAGTACGAAAATACATCGTTTTCATATAAGGCTAATCAATGGTATAGGGACATGTATTACTTGATGGAAGAGGATAAAGAAAGAAGTAAAGATTATCTTTCTTATTTTAATAAACACGGTTCATCAGGGCTAAAAAAGGTTGAAGATAAACCAAAACAATTTACTCCTAGAGTTTTATTGGAGAAGTGTCCAGCTATAAAAAGAATCGCAGAGGAAGCTAAAAATAACAAAGATCTTGATCATGAGTCACGATTATTTTTATGCTCCATACTTACGTATACTGACGAAGCAGTAGAATTTCTACACGGAATACTTAGCTTATGTAAAGATTACAACGTAGAAAGATCAACAGCCCATATCCAAGATTGGATCAAGAGAAGAGAAATGGGTATAGGTGGTAGGCCTTATACGTGCGATAGGGCTAATTCTGTAGGGGTTGGTTGTGGATCATGCAATTTGGAAGAAAGAAGAAAATGGGTTAAAATAGGTGATAGGTATGTTGAAACAAACGACAAATCATCACCATCGCCGGTTAGATTTGCATATAGAACTATAAAAAAAGAAAAGGATGAATAAAACATGAGCAATATACAAGATCCAGATGATGTCATTGGCGTATGTTCTGAGTGCAAATCAGATCAACCAATGAGCTATATGTATAATAACCCTTTTGCGCAAGAAGGTAAGGCGGTACCGTGCAAGTATTGTGGTGGTATTGTTATAATTGTCTATAGAGAAACAAGAGACTCCTCTATCAAAAGCAGTGATAGAGAAAGAGGATTAAATTAATAAATGAAAAATTGGACAAATCTACACAATCATACTATTTTTTCCATGCTAGATGGACATGGTGATGTAGAAAAATACCTCAGCAGAGCTAAAGACCTTGGAATGAAGGGTCTAGCTACTACAGACCATGGAAATATACATTCATGGCTAGACTTCTACGACGCTGGTAAATCTGTTGGCGTAACTCCGATACTTCGGAAGTGAATTCTACCAGGCTAGAAAGACTAGATTTGATAGAGACGAAGAAGAAAGATCTGGTCCAGCAAAAAATGAATGGGAACAAAGAGGTCCATACCATTTAACTATATTGGCTAAAAATAATATTGGATACTCTAATATTATAAAAATATCATCTCAGTCATTTCTGGAAGGGTATTACGGAAAGCCAAGAATTGATCATGAGCTTATAGATAATTATTCAGATGGAATAATAGTACTCTCAGGGTGCCTCAATGGTGAAGTGGCCCAAGCTTTACTTAGAGGTGATTACAACTATGCTCTGAACGCCGCCTACAAAATGCAGAGCATAGTTGGTAAAGAAAACTATTTTATAGAGATACAAGACCATGGTCTTACTGAGCAAAAAAGAATATCAGATGAGCTAATAAAGATAGCAAAAGCTATAGGTGCTCCAATTGTACCAACAGGGGATTGTCATTATGTTCATCAGGAAGATGCAAGAGCTCACGATATAATGTTATGCGTTGCAACTAACGCAACAGTCAATACTCCAGATAGATTTTCTTTTAGTGGAGATAATTTTTATTTAAAATCATACGAAGAAATGGCTTCCGTATTTGATGAGTCTTGGTTAAAAAACACCATGCACGTATGCGATATGGTTGATTTAGATTTAAACTTTGGAGAAATACACTTTCCAAAATTTCCAATTCCAACAAAAGAAAGTTCAGTTGAATATTTCGAAAGATTAGCTTGGGAAGGATTAAGAAATAAATATGGAAAAGATCTTCCAGAGCATATAACAACTAGAGCAAATCATGAAATAAAAGTAGTCAAAGAGATGGGTTTCCCTGAGTACTTTTTGGTTGTATCAGACCTAGTACGATGGGCTAAGTCTAATAACATTAGAGTTGGATGGGGAAGAGGTTCAGCTGCTGGAAGTATTTTATCTTACGCTTTTGACATTACCAATCTAGATCCAATTAGATTTGGTTTGTTATTCGAAAGATTTTTAGTCGAAGGAAGAAAGTCGATGCCTGACATCGACCTTGACTTTGATGATAGATTTAGAGATAAAGTTATTGATTATGCAAGAAGTAAATATGGCGAAGATAAGGTAGCGCATATATGTACTTTCAATAGGACCGGAGCTAAACAGTCAATAAGAGATGCAGCTAGAGCACTTGGTTATGATTTTGCCACTGGAGATAAAATATCAAAGCTTGTTCCACCACCTGTTCTAGGTGTTTCTAAGTCTTTAAATGAGTGCATGCAAGTTTCTGAGTTTAGTAATTCATACAAAACTGAAGACACGTCAAAGCAGATTATCGATGCAGCTTTTGGGCTAGAGGGCTTAGTCAGACAAACTGGTATTCACGCAGCTGGAATAGTTATATCTAAGGGCCCACTAACAGACTACTTGCCTATTATGCAAAAAGGTGTTGATAATCCAGTTGTAACACAGTGGGATATGTCAAGAGTTGAGCAGTGCGGTCTACTAAAAATAGATTTTTTAGGCTTAAGAAATCTTGGAGTCATAGACCAGTGTATTAAAACTGTAAAGAAAAACTATTCAATAGATATAGATGTTAATAAAATTCCATTAGATGATGAGAAAACGTATGAAGAACTTTGCAAAGGTAACGCAGTAGGGGTATTCCAGCTTGAGTCATCTGGAATGAGAAGCTTAATGCTGCAGCTTCAACCAAAAACAATAGAAGACATCATGGCATTAATATCTCTATATAGACCTGGTCCAATGGGTTCTGGTATGGATAAGTTGTTCATTGATAGAAAACATGGTCGATCAAAAATTACGTATGAGCATCCAAAACTTGAAGAAGCTTTAAAGCAGTCCCTTGGCATCATGCTTTATCAAGAGGATGTACTAGCTGTAGCTAGAGGTTTAGCTGGGTTTACTTCTGGAGAAGCAGATGATTTAAGAAAAGTTATTGGTAAGAAGCAAATGGATAAGATACCAAAACTTAGAGAAAAGTTTGTCAATGGATGCGTTCAATCTTCAAACTTAGATAAGTCTTTGGCAAATAAAATATTCTCAGATATTGAATACTTTGGTGGCTACGGATTCAACAGAGCACACGCTGCGAGCTACGCTATGATTTCTTATATAACAGCATATTTAAAGACTCATTACACATCTGAATATATGGCAGCTCTTCTTACTTCTGTTGCTGGAAATAAGGATAAATTATTCTTATATCTAAATGACTGTAGAAAACTTGGTATTAAAGTTCTTCCTCCGTCAATTAATCTTTCAGAGATAGATTTTGAAGTCAAAAATAAAAATGAGATATTGTTTGGATTAGCATCAATAAATGGAATAGGTATTTCAATAGCTGAATCTATTATTAAAAATAGAGACGCAAACAATCCGTATCATTCTATAGCTGATTTTTATAGACGATGCGATTCCTCAGTGCTGAAGAAGTCAACATTGGAACATCTCATTCATTCTGGAGCGCTTGACGAATTAGTAGAAACAGAAGACGATAACGATATAAATAGGTCTTCAGAATTAGTCATACTAGAAAAAGAAAAAGAGGAACTAGGAATCTATGTAACAAAGCATCCACTAGAGGGCACTTGGGATGTAATGAAAGCAAACATAGATCTTGAACTTATAGACATACCTGAGTGCACAAACGGTTCATACATAAAGATTGGTGGAATAATAACTTCTTCAAAAAAGATTATAACTAAAAAAGGCGCAAGAATGTTTAAGTTTAATCTAGAAGATCCATCTGGAGAAGTAGAAGTTATAGTTTTCCCCAAGGATGCTAAGAATTATAGTGATGAGTTTTTTAAAGCAGGAGAAATAGCCTATATATCTGGAACTTTAAATAGAGAAACAGAAGATGAAAACTCATCAAATAGAATATTTCTTTCTAATATGGAGAAGGTTGATAATGCAACAATGTATAGTGGAAAAGCTATATATTTAGATTATAAGTCAATTGACTCTCTACAGTTAAAAAAAATATATGATATAATAAATAATAACAATGGCAATAGACAAGTGTATTTAAATGTTAATTCTGATTTAGGTACGTTTGTTTATAAGTTTAATAAAACAACAAACAAAAACGCTGAAAGATTAATAAAAGAATTATTGGAGGAAAACTAGTAATGGCAGCAGCAGGTAGTTATCAAAATCCTACAGAAAAACAATGTTGGAGCTATTGCTTCTCTTGTGGTAGATGTGAAGATAAGGGAAGATTTACCAAATGCAAAGGATGCAGTGGGAGATATGACCCTCAAGGTAGGATAGAACCACATCCAGAAGATTTTTGTGACTGTAGAAATGGCACGTTGAGATGGAAAACTCAAACTGGTAAAGTTATAATTACAAAGTTTAGGTCCAAT